TGGATTATATAAGATTATGAGTACTATTATTTCATCTAGTGGGTTAAGTAATTTTAATTTACTTAACAACCAACCAATGCTTGCAGATGCATTTGGTAGATTAAGGATATCACAGCCTTTAACTCTATTTGATTCTTCTCATAGATACAAGGATAATGGTCTATGGGCTACATCTACAGCAAGTGGAGGAGCAGCTGTGTTTAGTGCAAATGAAGGATTAGTAAACTTAAATGTAGATACTACTAGTGGATCACAAGTACTGAGGGAAACATTTAAAGTAATGTCATATCAACCAGGTAAGTCATTACTTGTAATGAATACATTTGTAATGGCTCCTGCTCAAACCAATCTAAGACAGAGAGTAGGATACTTTGGTACACAGAATGGAATATACATTCAGTTAAACAATAGTACTTTAAGCTTTGTAGAAAAAAGTCTAGTCACAGGTGTAGTTACAGAATCAGTAGTTAATCAAGCTTCTTGGAATGCGGATACCTTAGATGGTAACGGCCCATCAGGAATAACTTTAGATATTACTAAGGCTCAGATTCTTTTCATGGATATAGAGTGGTTAGGAGAAGGTACTGTAAGATTAGGATTTGTAATAGATGGTAATTTCATTGTATGCCATAGATTTAACCATGCTAACTTAATCACTTCTACTTATATTACTACGGCTTCATTACCATTAAGATATGAGATAACTAATACAGGAGTAACAGCTAGTCCAAGTACATTAAAACAAGTTTGTTCTAGTGCAATATCTGAAGGTGGTTATGAACTTAGAGGAGCTCAACAAGCAGTTGGAACACCTATCACAACACCTAAAACATTTGCTGTAGCTGGAACGTATTATCCAATGGTAGCTATTAGACTTAAAACTACTGCATTAGATGCTATAATTATAACTACAGCGGTATCTTTATTAGGATTAGGTAATGGTAAAAATTATGCATGGAGAATTGTACAAGCTGCTATAACAACAGGAGGTGCATGGACATCAGCAGGAACAGATTCATCTGTAGAATATAACCTTACAGGAACATCTGTTACGGGTGGTAGAATATTAGCACAAGGATATGTAAATTCATCTAATCAGGGTTCTCCAAGTATCAATATATTAAAAGAGGCACTATTTGCTAGTCAACTTGAAAGAAATTCTTTTACAAGTACACCTCTTGAATTGGTTATTGAAATGGCTATTGATGCTACAGGAGGAACTTTAGGAGCATACGTTTCATTAGATTGGGAAGAAGTAAGTAGATAAAAAATTAAACAATGAGTACAGAAATACAAATATCTAAACCAATTCCTGTTGAAATTCAACTGGCGTGTTCAGATGAAACAACAGCATTAACTACAGGTGCAGCTAAAATAACATTTAGAACTCCGTGTGCTATGACTTTAACTTCTGTTAGAGCTTCCTTAACTACAGCTCAGACAAGTGGAAGTATATTTACTGTTGATATTAATGAAGCAGGTACTTCTATTCTAAGTACTAAATTAACTATTGATAATACAGAATTGACAAGTACAACTGCTACAACACCTGCTGTTATAAGTGACAGTTTATTGGGTGATGATGCTCAAATAACAATAGATATAGACCAAATTGGAGATAGTACTGCTAAAGGATTAAAGGTAACTTTAATTGGTATAAGGTCATGATAATTAATTCTTATTTATTTAGTCCTGCTTTTGATCCAGATGCACAAGCATTTATCACAGCAGCAGCGATAACAGACCCTACACAACAGAGTGCGGTAAATCAGTTGGTAATTGACTTGAAGGGTTATGGTGTTTGGACTAAGATGAAAGCTATATACCCATTTGTAGGTGGAACAGCAAGTACACATAAGTTTAACTTGAGGAACCCACTTGATACAGATGCTGCATTTAGATTAACTTTTTTTGGAGGATGGGTGCATTCAACAACTGGAGCAAAACCTAATGGTACAAATGCATATGCAGAAACTTATTTTGTTCCATCTGTAGAATTAACAACTAATTTTGGATCTGCCCATTACTATTCCAGAACAGGAACTCCAGAACCTACAGCAGGAGATACTAATGGTATAGTAATAGGAGCCAGAGCAACTGGAGCTAATGATACATTTGCTTTAACAATTAAAACAAATCCTAGTAATTTTACTCAATTTTTCTTTTCAGCAAGTGGAACTACTACAAATCAATTTGCTAGATTTATAGATACTTTGGGTACAGGATTTTATTCAGGGGCATTATCTGTAACCGACTCTAAGATTTATAGAAATGGTGTAAATACTACTTCTACAAATCTTTCTTTTACCAGAAATACTCCTAATGTATCACTTTATATTGGAGCAATAAATAATAAAAATACAGGACCTACAGATCTTACAGCAAAAGAATCAGCACTAGCTGCTATTGGAGATTCATTAACAGATACAGAAAATGCAAACTATAATTTAGCAGTTACTGCGTTTGAAACAACTTTAGGAAGAAACGTATGATAAAAGTTGGACTATTAACAATAGAGCAAAAAGAAGAAATTGTTGGTCAAATGTATGATACAGATTCATACTTTTTTCCAATTCAAGATATTAATGATAACTGGGTTATATCTCAAGAGGAAATGAATCAATGTACTAATCCTAAGTTTATGTGGGTTAAAGAACTTCCTTTGATTCCATATGAGCCTAAACCAACTCCGCCAATTGAATAACTATGACACTAACTGTTTTACTTGACACAATTAAAAAGCATGGAGCTGTTGGTGTGCCAGTAGATAATACAGTTGGAACAGCAATTATATCAATTACAGATATGGGAGCATTGTTAGCAGCTTATAATGTGTAATTAAGATTTTTTTTGTATATTAAGTATGTAGACATATTTTTTATATTATGAAAATAGATATCAGATATATATTAGCCCTTTTGACTGCTATTATAGCAAGTGGCTTTATTATGTTTGCTTTTATTTCATGCAGTCCTCAGTATCATTTAGACAAGTTTCATGATAAAGGTGGAAAGATAACTTGTGATACAATCTATGTTACAAAAACAGATACCTTAAAAGTTAAAGGTGCAGATGGTAAAGATTCACTTATCTATATTACTACTTCTGTACCCTGCAATTGTCCGGAGGCAACTGTAGAAACTAGATGGAAAACTAGATTTGACAACAAAAGATTTAAAGATAGTCTAAAGGTTATATCAAAGATGTACCGTGATTCTTTAAAATTTGCTGTTAAAGAAAATAAAACAAATCAAAAGTTTGCTACAAAACAACACAAGCAAGCTCAAAAAACTAAAAGAACACAGTTCCGCCAAGAGAATAAATCATTCCCTTGGCTTTGGTTTTTTATAGCAATAAGCCTAATCTCCACTTTTTTTATTATCAAACAGTTTAAAAAATGACACCTGCTGAAATTACAACATTTATAATTGGCACTGCTGTATTAATTATTGGGTACTTTCTCAAAATAATTCACACTGATGTACGCAAAAATACAGAAGAACAAGGGAAACTTAAAGGTAAGATAGAACTTGTAGAACAAGAAGCCAGATTAAAGTATCAAGCTATTCAAGAACAAACTCAATTAGAGATTAAAAATTTAGCTCGACACGTAAGTGAATTATCAGATGCAGTAAAAGAATTTGTTTTAAATAAAAAATAATTATGGTATTAACAGTCACTACCCCCGCTGTTCCTTCATTTGGAATTTTTGAAGTATTAACTCAATACGGTGCTCTTGGAATTATTGTACTTGGTTTAGGTGCAGTTCTTTGGTTTATGTTAAAAAGACAATTAACTTCTGAGGACAATTTAAAAACAAAAGTTGATGAGTTACAAAAAGAACTCACTACTTATATTGCTTCAGATGCTCAAAAAACTACAGAGGCTTTGAACAATAATACAAAAGCCCTTGAGAAACTACAAGACATTATAATCTCTAAGCGATGAAAAACAAGCTTGTAATACTTGGACTTATAGCAATAATCATTGCTCTTATGCTTACTCAAATACTTAAGAGTGGTACAGAGCATGTTGATGTTGTTGACACAGCACAAACTCTTGAATCTGATAATGAAAAATTAGTAGAAGAGAATGGACTACTAGAGTCAGATGTAAAACAGCTTGAACAAACTGTATTAACAGTAGAAGGTGAACTAGCACAAACACCAGTTGCAGAAACCATTGAGGTTATTAAAAAGGTAAGAATTTACATTCATGACACTATTGTTATTCATGATACAGTAGTTATTAAAGAACAGAAGAACTTCTGGGGTAAGACTAAATCAGACACACTATGAAAAAGTTTTTTAGAGAATTAATATCAGATGATAATAACATAAATGAGCAAGCATTTGTAGGAGTAATATCTTTTTTTGCTATGGTAACTGTGTTACTTGTTGATGTTGTTACAGGAATTTTTAGTAAAGAATTAATTATCAAAGAATTTATCTTTGATGGTTTTATGATCTTAACTTTAGGTGCTTTTGGTATTACTACAGCAGGTAGAATACTAAGCCTAAAAAAGAAAGCAGAAAAAAATAATGAAGAAGAAAGTAATAACGAAGAATTAGGATAATTATGTTACTTAAAAGAGGAGACAACAACGAGGTTGTTAAAAAAGTTCAAGTAGTATTAGGTGTAGATCCAGTAGGAAACTTTGGACCTAAAACAGAAGAAGCAGTAAAAGCTTGGCAGACTAAAAACGGATTAACTCCTGATGGAGTAGTAGGTCCTGCTACACTAGCTAAAATGGGTATTGTTGTAGATAGTACACCGGCACCAGCTAAACCAAAAGCAGCACCTAAGTATACAGCAGCTCAAGTAAAAACTGCAGTAGCATCTAAAGGTTACAAATGGTTTGAAGGTAAAGACTTAATGCTTAACATTATAGGAGTACGTAACTCTGCTACAGGACAAAAAGTAACTAACTTATTTGATGACCATTTAACTTTAACTTACACTGTTGATGGCGTAGAGCACTTCCATTGTTGGCCGGCAACAACTGACCCAGGAACAAAAGGTGTTATGAAGTTTGGTAACAAAGCAGGAGTTGCAAGACTTGTTGAAGGTCAGTATATAGATTCTCACATTATCAGACTTCACGCAGGTAAGTATGAAGCATTAGGACAAAATAAACCGGTTAAAGTTTTCCGTGATGCTGACCGTAACATGGTATATGCTGAGGATAAAACACAAGAAGGTTTATTTGGTATTAACATACACAAAGCAGGAGCAGATTCTACATTTGTAGAGAACTGGTCAGAAGGCTGTCAAGTGTTTAAGAAGTCTAAAGACTTTGAAGAATTTATGGCTATCTGCCGCAAAGCTAGAACTGTTAATGGAAACAAGTTCACTTATACATTAATTGAATCAAATGATATAGTATGATAATTAGAAACAGTTGGAGAGTCCACAATAAACAGTGGGACAAATTTCAGATAAGATTTAGATTAGGCAAAATAGATGTATTTACTATTGAAGTAGATATATCTAGAGATTTTTATATGCTTACTCTTTTTAACTTCACAATTAAAAACAGATAAGATGAAAAATTTTAAAGGATTAAGGCAATGTGCTTTAGGAGCAATCATAAATACTGAAGACTTTATGAGTTCTAATGCAGCTCCTGGTTCTATCTTAGGAGGACCTGGAGATAAAAAGAAAAGAAGGTTTAAGCAAAGCAAGGCTGCAAGGAGAAATACTCCTTGTAGAGGAAGCAAATGTTATAAGCCCAACACACACTAAAACCAGCTAATGCTACTACTTAAATCCAGGTACTTACAGTATCTGGATTTTTTGTTTAAATCTGTTATGTTTAAACAAATATTGTATATTTGCTTTAACATAAATAAAAACCAATGGAAGAAGAAAATTTAAATGATCTTTCTGCAGAGCAATTAGCAGAGAGAAAAGAGCAAATGAAACAGTATTTTGAAGAGTCTGTTCCTTATCTAGAAGCTCAATTAAAGCATGAAACACTCTTAACTTCAATTGATGAACAAAGATTCAAAAGAGCACAAATTGGAGTTCAGTATGCAATGATGATGCAAAATCTTAAAGAAGATGATGATCATAATTATGCACAAGGAGATCCTGTAGCAGAAGGAGGTGTTAATCCACAAACTAAAGAAAGAAAGCTTAAAAAGAATTAATCATGGCTTTAGTAAACCAAGTACAGAAGCGTGTGAGAATGCCCAAATGGGAAGTGGTTAAGTTTCAGATATTAACTCATTGCTATATTAATCGTATAGCAATGAGTGAGTCTGATCTTGATTGCCTCACACTACTTAGTTTTAACCAGCCAATTGAGCTTACTAATTTTTGTTTAGATGCATCTTCAGAAGAGGATTGGATATTTAAGTCACCTCAGACTGTAAGAAACTGTATTAATAAAGCTGAGAAAAATGGATTAGTAATAAAAGATCCAAATAATAAAAAAATTATTACTCTAAATCCTAGCTTAAAAATACAGACACAAGGTACTATATTATTGGATTATAAATTTTTAGGCAATGATTCCCAAGAAGTCATCTAAAATATACAAAGAGCTTTCTGAAGAATTAAATATAGAAGAGTCTTTAATAGAAGATTTAATGGAGTTTTACTATAAAAGAGTCAGAGAAAATTTATCTGAGTTAAAACATCCAAGAATTAATCTAGAAGGTTTAGGACATTTTGTAATAAAAGAACTTTTTGTAAAAGAATCTATACCCAAAATAGAAAAATCTTTAACTCGTCATGATACCTCTACATTTAGTGCATACTTTAATAAGAAAAGTAAAGAGACCAAGTTGGAAAAACTAAAAGAACTTAAGAAGAAAATAGATCTTGAGAATGAAAGAAAGTTAGAATCACAAAATAAAAGAGATGAGTATATTAAAAACAATTTGGGAGAACAGGAAACAGATTCTGGAGGGGATAACTAATTCAGTTATAAGAGATCAAACTGTTGAGGATATTGCACAGTTAAGATATTCTATATGTTATGAGTGTCCAAGCAAAGGAAGAAAGTGTGTAGTAAAAGGTACAGCTCCATGTTGTAATGAATGCGGTTGTTCTCTTGCATTTAAGACAAGATCACTTTCTTCTTCATGCCCACTTGGTAAATGGGATGCTATTGCTACGGAAGAAGAAGAAGATAAACTAGAAGAGTTATGATAGTATTTAATGCACAGGATCATAGCTATAGAAGCTTAAATGATGACTCTATAGATTGGATAAGTGTTACTACTTTAGTATCTCACTTTAAGACTCCATTTGATGCAAAAAAAATTGCAGCAAAAGTTTCTAAAAGTAAAAAGTCAAAGTGGTCTGGAATTGAACCAGAAATTATTCAACAGATCTGGGAGAATGAAGCTAATAGATCTACTACTCTAGGTACATGGTATCATAACCAAAGAGAAACTGATCTATGCTCTTTAGCATCTATAGAAAGAGAAGGTGTTACTGTGCCAGTATTTAAACCATCTGGTGAAAATAATGGAATCAGAGTTGCTCCAGTTCAAAAACTTGAACCGGGAATTTATCCTGAACACATGGTTTATTTAAGATCTGCAGGTATTTGTGGTCAGTCAGATTTAGTAGAAGTAGTTAATGGTAAAGTAAATATCATAGACTACAAAACCAATAAGGAAATTAAAAAAGAATCTTATGTAGATTGGGAAGGTAAGTCTGCTAAAATGATGTCCCCTGTAGATTCTTTAGATGATTGTCATTTCTATCACTATGCTTTACAGCTTAGTATTTATATGTATATTATATTAAAGCACAATCCTAAACTTAAACCAGGAAAAATATTTATACATCATGTAGTATTTGAAGTAGAAGGAGAAGATCAATGGGGTTATCCAATAAGTAAGAAAAATGAAAATGGAGAACCTATTGTAAAAGAAGTTACCCCTATTCTTATGCCATATTTATCTGAAGAAGTAATTTCAATTATTCATTATCTTAATGATAATAAAGATAAAATTAAAAAGAAGCACTAATGTTAATAAAACTATTTGATGTACAAAATAGAACAGTAGTTCCTACAGAGCACTGTTATACTCTTAAAGCACTTAAAGATATCATGGATGAGTATCCAGAAGATTACTTAAAAATTTATCAGTATCTTTTTTACATGACATGTCCCAATCCAGATATGAATCCTTTTTTTCACACACCTGAAATGGATAAAGAATCACTTATTATGCAAGAAATTGAAGGAGAGTTTTCTACTGAAGATGATACTGTGTTTATAGCATTAAAGTTTTGTGAAAGAATGTATGAAACACCAACATCTAGAGCATACAAAGGTATGGCATCTATGTTAGATAGATTAGCTAGGTATATGGAAACTACTACTATTACAGCAGGAAGAGATGGAAATATTAACTCACTTGTAGCAGCTGCTAAAAACTTTGATCAGATTAGAGCATCTTTTAAAGGAGTATACAAAGACTTACAAGAAGAGCAATCTAGCAAAGTACGCGGAGGGCAAGGACTAGCATATGATTCATAATGAGTCAAATATTTGAAGATATACCAACATGGGATAATGGTGTAATAACCACTACTTCTTTTTCTAACAGGCAAGAGTTTGCTGATTATATACTGTCTATATTTAAAGAACCTGGGCAGTATGAGTTTAATGAAATCTCAAGTGAACTATTTACAGCTGAGTCAAAAAGATTTAAAGAACAGGGAGTTTATTGCATAGCACCTTTTAAATCTAAAGATTTTATAGCTTATTGGGATGATCAAAAAATAAAATGCAGAAAAGGTTTCTTAATTAAAGATAATGGTAAAACATGGTTTCTTGCAAGAGAATACTACATGTGGTTAAACTTTTTACCAATCTTTAATAAAGAAATTCAACAGTTTGGTTTTGCTGATGTTAGAGATGCTCAGTATCATATGGCTTTGTATGAGCTATTAGCAGAACTAAATTATAAACATGTAGCAATATTAAAGAAACGTCAGATAGCATCTTCATACTATCATATGGCCAAGCTAATAAATCAACAGTGGTTTGAAGCAGGGGTAACATTAAAATTAGGAGCTAGTCTTAAAGATTATATTAATGAAAAAGGTTCTTGGAAATTTTTAGATGAATATGCTGCATTCTTAAATGAACATACTGCTTGGTATAGACCTATGAATCCACAGAAGGTAATGATGTGGCAGCAAAAGATTGAAGTAAGAAAAGGAGATAGAAAGAATGAAGTTGGTCTCAAAGGTACTATACAAGGTATGTCATTTGAGAAAGATCCAACAAATGGTGTAGGGGGTCCGGTTAAATACTTCTTTCATGAGGAAGCAGGGATTGCACCTAAGATGAATCAGACATATGAGTATATGCGCCCAGCTATGAGATCTGGTTTAATAACTACAGGAATGTTTATTGCTGCAGGATCTGTAGGTGATTTATCTCAGTGTGATCCTCTTAAAAAAATGATAGAGAAACCTAATGATAATGATATCTATGCAATAGAAACAAATCTTATAGATAGTAAAGGTACTATAGGTATGTCAGGTTTATTTATACCTGAGCAGTGGTCTATGCCGCCATACATAGATGAGTATGGTAATTCACTTGTAGAAGAAGCATTAAAAGCACTTGATGAACAATTTGCAGCTTGGAAAAAAGAATTGGATCCTGAGACGTACCAACTTAGGATATCTCAGCATCCAAGAAACATAGAAGAGGCTTTTGCAAATAGAAGTGTATCTGTATTCCCAACACATCTTATTACAGCTCAAGAAAGAAGAATAGAAGATAAAGACTATGCTTATGAATTCTTAGATATTTCTACAGATGAAAATGGTAAACCTACAGTTAAACCAACAAATAAATTACCAATACTTGAATTTCCTATATCTAAAAAAACTGAAGACAAAACAGGAGTTTTAGTTGTATGGGAAAGACCTGTAAAAGATCCAGAGTTTAAAATGTATTACGCATCTATTGACCCGGTATCAGAAGGTAAAACAACAACATCAGAGTCATTGTGTTCTATATATATTATGAAAGCTCCAGTACAAGTAACTAAAATAACTGGTCTGGAAACAGAAACATACATAGAGCAAAGTAAAATTGTAGCAGCCTGGTGTGGTAGATTTGATGATATAAATAAAACACATCAAAAGCTTGAGCTCATTATAGAATGGTATAATGCTTGGACACTTATAGAAAACAACATATCTCTCTTTATACAGTATATGATATCTAGAAAGAAACAAAGATTCTTAGTACCTAAAAGTCAGATTATGTTCTTAAAAGATCTAGGTTCCAATGCTAACGTGTTCCAGGAGTATGGTTGGAAAAACACAGGTACTTTATTTAAAGCTCACTTGCTAAGTTATGCTATTGAATTTTGTAAAGAAGAAATAGATCAAGAGACAAAACCAGATGGTACAGTTGTTAGAACTAAGTATGGTATAGAAAGAATTCCAGATCCAATGCTACTTAAAGAAATGAGAGAGTATGCAGATGGTGTCAATGTTGACCGCTTGGTATCTTTTGCTGCTTTGGTTGCATTTATGAAAATACAAGAATCTAATTTAGGATATGCTAAAAGAACTGTAATGGATGATGCCGCTAAAAACTTGCAAAAGTCAGAAAATTTGTTTAAATTAAATCATAGTCCGTTCCGACATATGGGAAGGGGAAGACTAACAAATGGGCAAAGCTTTAAAAGATTTCCATTTAAAAATATTAAATAAAGGATATGCAAATATATAACGCATTACAGATAAAGAAAGGTGCTAAGACTGAACATAATAGGTTAGGTAGTATTACGCAGCCTCTTCAATTTATATCTAAGAAAGATAAAGATGATGAGTGGGCAGCTTGGAATCTTGACTGGTTAGAGTGGAATGGGTTAAAACAAATCAGGAGAAATGCCCGCAGGCTAATGAAAAACTATAAGCTTGCAAAAGGTATCATAGATAAAACAGACTATATAATTGAGGATGATAATGAGTACAGAGATATAGTAGAAATCTTAACTAAAGAAGATAGCTCAGCTCTTGAACTTAAATTCTACCCAATCATTCCAAATGTTATTAATGTTCTAGTAGCTGAATTTGCTAAGAGGACCACTAAGCTTACTTACCGTGCTGTAGATGAGTACTCATATAATGAGATGATTGAGCAAAAAAGACAAATGGTAGAAGAAGTCTTAATGGCTGATGCACAAATTAAAATTACAGCAGCATTATTAGAACAAGGCTTAGATCCAGAATCTGAAGAAGCCCAACAACAATTAAATCCTGATAACTTAAAATCATTACCTGAAATAGAACAGTTCTTTAAAAAGGATTATAGATCTATGGCAGAACAATGGGCTACGCATCAACATAAAGTAGATATAGAAAGATTTAAAATGGATGAGTTAGAAGAAAGAGCTTTCCGTGATATGCTTATCACAGACAGAGAATTCTGGCACTTCCGCATGATGGAGGATGATTATGAAATAGAACTGTGGAATCCACCAATCACATTCTATCATAAATCTCCTGATGCAAGATATATTTCTCAAGGTAACTGGGTAGGAAAAACAGAAATGTTTACAGTATCAGATGTTATAGATAAGTATGGTTATTTAATGACAGAAGAACAACTTGAAGCATTAGAAGCAATATACCCTATTAGATCTGCAGGATACATTACAGGTGGATATCAAAATGATGGAACATATTATGACGGAACTAAGTCTCATGATTGGAATGTTAATATGCCTTCTCTTGCTTATAGACAGTATACTACCATGATGGCAGGATCTGTGTTGGATGGTGGGGATATCATTACACAGATAATGTCAGAAGGAGAAGATTACTTTGATCAAGGAACAGCATACTTATTAAGGGTAACAATTGGTTACTGGAAGTCACAGAAAAAAGTAGGTCATCTAACTCAAATTACAGAAAATGGTGAAGTAATAAATGAGATAATAGATGAGGATTATAAAATTGTAGATAAACCAGTATATGATACTAGACTCTTTAAAAATAAAACTAAAGATAATTTAGTATTTGGTGAGCACATAGATTGGATATGGATCAATGAAGTTTGGGGAGGTGTTAAAATTGGACCAAATATTCCTTCATTCTGGGGTATGAATAACCCTGGAGGATTTTCTCCAATATACTTAGGGGTTGATAAAAACCATATAGGACCTTTAAGATTTCAATTTAAAGGAGATGCTACACTATACGGGTGTAAGTTACCGGTAGAAGGTGCTGTCTTCTCAGATAGAAATACAAAATCAACTGCTCTGATTGATTTAATGAAACCATACCAGATTGGATACAATATTGTAAACAATCAAATTGCAGATATCTTAGTAGATGAACTTGGCACAATTATTCTGCTTGACCAAAATACTTTACCCCGTCACTCTCTTGGAGAAGATTGGGGTAAAGGAAATTTGGCTAAAGCTTATGTGGCAATGAAAAATTTCCAGATGCTTCCTCTAGATACATCTATTACAAATACAGAGAATGCATTAAACTTCCAACACTTCCAGAAACTTGATCTATCTCAAACAGAAAGATTAATGTCTAGAGTACAGCTTGCAAATCATTTTAAACAACAAGCATATGAAGTAATTGGAGTTAACCCACAAAGAATGGGACAGCAGTTATCTCAAATGACAGCTACTGGAGTAGAACAAGCTGCTGCTGCATCTTATGCACAAACAGAAGTTTTCTTTATACAACACTGTGATTACTTAATGCCTAGAGTGCATCAAATGCGTACAGACTTAGCACAGTATTACCATTCAACAAAACCTTCTACAAGGTTAAGTTATATTACTGGTGCTGATGACAAAGTAAACTTTCAAGTAAATGGAACAGATTTATTATTAAGAGACCTTAATATATTCTGTACTACTACTGCAAATCATAGAGCTGTATTAGAACAATTAAAATCTATGGCTCTTCAGAATAATACTACTGGAGCTTCTATATATGATTTAGGAAAAATTGTACAGGCAGATTCTGTTTCTGAAGTTAATACTGCATTAAAATCTTCTGAAGAAAAACAACAACAAACTAAGCAACAAGAAATGCAAATGCAACAGCAAATGCAACAAGAACAAATTACAGCTGCTGAAAAACAAAAACAGATGGAGATTCAAGCTCAAGCAGAAAGAGATAATAAGATGATTCAAAAAGATATTACTGTAGCTGAAATTAAATCCGCTGGTTATGGTGCTATGCAAGATGTAAATAAAAACCAAATATCTGATTATGAAGATGCTATGAAAGATATTAGATCTAGTGAACAGTATCAACAACAAATGCAATTGCAAAGAGAAAAGCAAACAAATGAGAATATGAGAAATAACCAAAAGGTTATGATTGATAGAGAAAAGTTACAAGTACAAAAAGAAATAGCTGATAAGCAACTACAAATTGCTAGAGAGAACAAAAATAAATATGATAAACCTGAATCAAATAAGAAAGAAAAGTAGGTTTAGCTATATAGTGCAAAAAATTACTTTTTCTATTTTAAATTTTTCAAGTTTATTTTGTATATTATAATATATCCAAAAACCAACAAAATGGAAGATACCAACAAAAAACCTGAAGATCAGGTGCTAGATACCACAACGGTGGTACAAGCAGATGTAAACATTGATGAGATTTTTGGCAATCCTGGTGCAGATAGTATTATGCTACCTTCAGATGGAGAACCAGAAAAGAAATCACTCTTCTCAAAAGAAGAAGTAGATACTACGTTCTTTGACAACCCTAAAGCAACACCTGCAGAAAAAAAGGAAGCTGTAGAAAAAAAGGCAGAAGTTGATGAAACTATTGCTGAACTTGACAGCTTAATTACTCAAGAAGAAGAAGCGGGTAACAAAGGAAGACCAAAAGTAGACAAGTCTGGTCTTTATGAGCTTGCACAAAAAATGATTGAGGATGGTGAACTAATGCCTTTTGATGATGATAAATCTTTAGAGGAGTATACAACAAAAGATTTTAGAGAACTATTTAAAGCAAACTTTGAAGATAGAGAGAATAGAGTAAGAGAGTCTACTCCTCAAGAATTCTTTAAAGCTCTTCCTGAAGAACTTCAAATTGCAGCTAAGTATGTTGCTGATGGAGGACAAGATCTTAAAGGTTTATTTAGAACCTTAGCTCATGTAGAAGAAATGAGATCATTAGATCCTTCTAATGAATATGATCAGGAAGAAATTGCAAGACAATATTTATATGCAACAGGCTTTGGAACTCCTGAAGAAATTGAAGCAGAGATAGAAGATTGGAGAGATATTGATAAGCTAGAGCAAAAAGCTAATCAATTCAAACCTAAGCTAGATAGAATGCAAGAAGAAATTGTTGCAAGACAACTAGCAGAACAAGAAGCACTTAAGGAAAGACAAACTAAACAAGCTAAGGCTTACACTGATAGTGTGTACAGTACTCTTGTAGCAGGAGAATTAGGCGGGTTAAAACTTGATAAGAAAACACAGAGCTTATTATACTCAGGTTTAGTTCAACCTAACTATCCTTCTATATCTGGTAAACAAACAAACTTACTTGGTCACTTACTTGAGAAGTATCAGTTTGTTGAACCAGACCATGGGCTTATTGCAGAAGCACTATGGTTACTTGCTGATCCTAATGGTTATAAAGATGGTATCAGAAAAATTGGTGGTAAAGCTGCAGTTGAAGAAACTGTAAGAAAATTAAAAACAGAAGAGTCTAGAAAGATTACATCTTCTGTACCACAAGAAGAAGAACAAAAAAGAGGTACTGCAAAACCTCAAAGAACAATCCAGAGAACTAACCTGTTCAAAAGATTTTAATTAGTAACAAATAAACAAACAAATAAAAATGGCAACTCCAGTTTTAAACAATGGTATCTTTCTACGGGATACAGCCTATGCGGCAACTTCACACGTAGATTCATACCACTTGGTTAACATGTTGAAGGATGCAGAACCAATGGACTTAGGTCCAGTAGACCTATGGGCTATGGCTCAGAAGGTGGAAATGCCTCTTTACCAAATGTCTAGCTTTGGTGGTAAGAATGTAATTATGGTAGATAATGCTCGTGGTGAGTATAAGTGGCAGACTCCAGTGTCTTTGGATCTCCCTTACATCATGGAAGACATTGAACCAGACAACAGTTTTAAAGGTGTAGATGGTACTACATTCCGCATCAAACTTAGCAGAAGAGAATTTGGACATGGTGATATCATCACATATGACAAATACAACGGAGCTGAATTGTACATTGTACCTACAGAAGATATCCTTCCTATTGGAGATGGATTTATCTATACTGTACAACTTGTAGACAATGACAATTACAAATACTTAGATAACAAGTATTTAGCTAATGGTACTAAAGTATTCCGTAAAGGTTCTGCTAGAGGAGAATATGGTGAAAGATTTTCTGACATCCAAACAAGAACTGGTTTCCGTGAATTCTATAACTATGTAGGAGGAGCAGAAGCACACGTACATTATTCTATTTCTAGCCGTGCAGATCTTATGATCAAAGGTGGTATGAATGCAGATGGTACAGTTCCTGTAACTGAGATCTGGAGAACATTTGATAAAACTGTAGATCCAGCCATTACTTCTTTAGAAGACATGGTAAAAGTTCTTGGTAAGGATAAAGTTAAGCGTGCATTTGACAATGGAGATTTGTCAAGAACATTCTTAACTACTATGGAAGCAGCTCACTTGACTAAAATTGCTACTGACATTGAAACTTACTTAATGTGGGGACATGGTGGTAGAGTACGTCAAGATGGTCCAGATGATGTAAGATTGTCTGTGGGTCTTTGGAAGCAGTTGGATAACTCATTCAAAAGAGTATACAACAAAAATAACTTTACATTGGATTTGTTCCGTGGAGAAATCTACAACTTCTTCAATGGTAAGGTTGAGTTCCAAGGTCCAGATCCAAAGAGATCTCTAGTAGTTCAAACTGGTATGGGTGGTATGCGTATGGTAAATGAAGCTATCAAAAGAGAAGCAGTATCTTCTGGTCTTTTGATCCAAGCTGCAGATATTGGTGCTATCACTGGTAAAGGTATGGACTTGAACTTTGGATTTGCATATACTTCATATGTAATCCCATTCTTGGCAAATGTTAAGTTTGTTCTTAACCCAGCATTTGACAATGTTCATACTAATGATATTGAGAACCCAATCATTGATGGTTTCCCATTATCTTCTTACTCATTCATTATCTTTGATATTACAGATAATACTAATGATAACATCTTCTTATTAAAGTTATCTTGGGATAACCAACTTAAGTGGTGGTATCAAAATGGTACTATGGACTATATGGGTAGAACTCAAGGGTTCCAGTCTTCAGGCCAATTCAATGGTTACCGCGTAATGATGTCTCAAACAATGCCAGCTATCTGGGTTAAGGATCCAACTAAAGTCCTTAAGATTGTTATGAGAAACCCAATTACAGGCGGATCATTCTAATATATAAAGAGCAGAGAGGGACACTATTGTCCTTCTCTGTTTTTATTTTAACCAACAAAAAATAAAAACCAACAAACATGGAAAATTTCACAATGGTAGAAACTGGCAAGGGTAGTGTAAGAAAAACTGCAATTGCTGTAAGACCGTTCTTTGACAGCACATCTTCTAACATGGGATTAGAAGAATATGGTATGACTCTATTTGATGGAGTTACCCACAATGAACAAGTAGCTTGTTTAGAGCTAAATGGAGTAATTAGATATGTAACTGGACTAAATGAATTTGCTCCAGAAATTAAATTACTTAATGAAGAAGATAGAACAGCAAGAATTAAACAAATTAGATCTGCTATTGCAGAACTAGAAAAAGAACTAGCAGCTAATGTAATTGATACAGAAGATGAAAACTTTTGGAATAAAGTAAAGTTACTTAAACCAGACAACGCAGAATTCTGGAATAAGATTTCAATTTCATGTGGAAATGAACCTATGTACTTAGATCCAAAAGATCCATTTGATAGAATAAAACTTTACGCAATTGAGGCAGGAGGATTTTCTATTGTAGCAAAAAGTTTTGATGATGCTAGATCTAAAGCTGTTCCACCTAAGTTTTACTTAGACAAAGAAGAAGAAACAGTAATGGTAAGAACTGAGTATAAAAAACTTAGAAACAAAGCATTATCTGAACTTCAAAAATTATTTGACAAAAACAGTACTAAGCTATTCTACATTGCAAAAGTTGTAGATATTAACAGTACACAATATAGAAGATCTACACCACATGATATCCTGTATGAAAACATGGATAACTATATTAATGGGTATGGTGGTGAAAATAACAAAGAAAGAGCTGCTAAATCTTTTATAGAAACAGCAAGCATGGATATGGAAACACTAAAAATTAAATCAATTGTTAGAGATTCCGTATTTTTTAAGTATATTATTAATAAGGCAGATGGATATATCTATCACACCAAATCAGGTTCAATGCTTGGTAGAAATGTGTCTGATGTAGTTGAGCATTTAAAAAACCCTTTAAATGAGGATATTTTAAAAGATCTTAATCTTGCCTGTGAAAAATATTGGAACTCATAATATATTATAAAAATGAAAACTAAAATGAAAAAAATGCAAGCTGGTGGATCTGTTCCTAAGATGCCCAATTTTAAATCTCCTGAAGATAGAACTCCAAAAGAAAAAAGAGAAGATAAAAGAGAACTAAAAAAGACACTAAAGTATGTTAAAAAACATGGTTCTGGTCTTAAGATGAAAACTGGTGGTATGGTTAACCCTAACTCTAAAGTTTCTAATCAAACTACTCCTGGTTCTAAAGGTGTTAAATCTGGTGTGAATCCTAAAGCTGCTGCTTCTAAAGTAGCAACAGGTAGATCAGGAGGAACAAGCGCTGCTCCTAAAACTGCTATACCTAAAGCACAGTTAGGAAAAATTGTTAAAATGATGAGTGGTGCTGGTAAAGCTAGCTCTGCTAGTAAAGCTGGTAGTCAAGCTGCTAAAAAAACAATGACCGGTTTAAATGATCTTAAAAAAAGAGGTATAGATTTTAGAACAGCAGCAACTAAAAAAGATATGCAAAAAGCTTTGACTAATGTAGAAAGAGCTCGTCTAAAAAAAGTATTACAAGAAGCTGACAAAAAATTTAAACCATAATGCCTAAAGACTCTTGTTATCATAGTGTAAAAGCACGTTATGCTGTATTTCCTTCTGCTAGAGCTTCTCAAGCTATTGCAAAATGCCGTAAAGGTAAAGGACAAGTGAGAAAGACTGAAAAAGGTACAGAGCTTAAAAGATGGCAAGCAGAGAAATGGCAAGATACAAAATCTGGAAAAGCTTGTGGAGCCGGTGGTAAAAATGAATACTGCCGGCCTACCAAGAGAGTTTCTAGCAAAACACCTAAAACTAAATATGAATTGACTCCTTCTAAACTATCTGCTAAGAAAGCTGAAAAGTCTAGAGTAGGTATGGGTAGAAGAGTTAAAAAAGTATAGTCATGGCAAAAAGTAGAGCACAACAAGCAGCAATAGCTATCTCTATGAAGAAAGCTGGTAAGAAACCTAAGATGAAATCTGGTGGTTCTACTCCTGCTTGGACTAGAAAAGAAGGCAAGAATCCAGAAGGAGGTCTTAATGCTAAAGGTGTAGCTTCATACCGTAAAGCTAATCCAGGTTCTAAACTTAAGATGGCTGTAACTACTAAACCATCAAAACTAGATCCAGATAGCAAAGATGCTAAAAGAAGAAAATCTTTTTGTGCTAGAATGTCTGGAGTTAAAGGTCCTATGAAGGATGAGAAAGGAAGACCTACTAGAAAGGCTCTTTCTTTAAGAAAATGGAATTGTTAACTTTATTTATATAGTCATGAAAAAGAAAAGTTTAAAAAAAGCTCAGCTTGGTACTATTGTTAAAACAATAGCTGGTGCAACTAAAGGCGCTGTTAGAGGTGGAAAAACTGCTTATAAGGCTGCTAAAGAAGCGGAAACTGCAAATCTAAGAAACATAGAAGATTGGGATGCTTATAGAGCAGCTAAATCAGATAGAAGATTAAAAACAGCTGTAGCTGCACCTACTGCAGTTACTTTAGCTGCTATGGCATATGATAAAAAAAATCAAAATAATAAGAAGAAAGTAGAAGCCAATAAAACTAAAGTTCAAGCTAATAAACAAAAGGTTGCTGCTAATGCAGCAAAGTATAAAAAAGTTGGTGGTAGCATTAAATCTAAAAAGAAATAATCATGGCAAAGATGGCATGTGCTCAATGTGGTGGAGCAAAGATGAAAAAAGGTGGTAAAGTACCAGCTAAAAAAATGCAGAAAGGAGGTTCAATGGGTATTGTAGGCATGCCTAAATATGGTAACAATCCTATGACTGATGAAGGTAGAATGCTTCAGAAAGGTGGATCTTTTGCTCCTAACCGTGCAGTACAAGCTTCTTGCAAAGGAGGTATGGTTAGAGATGAGAATGGAAGATGTGTTATGCAACGCAAAATGGCAGAGGGTGGATCAACATTACCTGATTTTAGTAAAGATGGTAAGATTACTCAGAAAGATGTTCTTATGGGTAGAGGAGTTATTCCTAAAGCTAAGAAAGGTGGTAACTGGATTCAAGGTGCTATTAAAAGACCGGGAGCATTTTCTGCTAAAGCAAAAGCTGCTGGTATGTCTACTTCTGCATTTGCTGCAAAAGTAAGTAAGCCAGGATCTAAAGCTAGTACTCTTACAAAGA